GGCATGTTTATTTGTGTATGTATTTACACAGATGGTGTGATTGGTCCCTCAGCAAGCTGCTCCCTTAGGAGCAGTCAACACGGCAAATGTGTTGCATTAGTCGGCCTGCACTCGGAGTGTCGATTTTCATCGACCTAACCTCTCTGCGCAGCTCATCGACATCCGCAGCACTCAAGCCATAATGTTCTGAGTAGAAGGTGTAGACATCACTCCAATGGGTTGTTGGAACAACGCCACTTGGAGGGGTGTACGTATACTTGTTTTGCATTTCGTACGTTCGCGTGACAAGTCCGTAGCCAAGCTGTGGGTATAGTGTCTCGTAGAGATCATTCAGGATTGGATCAATCTGCCCGTAAATCCTGATGACTTCCATTACACCACGTCCCCAAGCTAGCTGAGACTTCCGTTGTCTGTCAACGCGATCCCATCCTAATCTGCCAAAGAATTTTCCCGTCTTCGGCATAAGGATATATGTCTCACCACATGGATAGAAGCGTGAAGAGCAAAACTCGGTTTTCAACGGGTCATCTCTTACTACCACCTCACATTCCATGCCATAGCGTGCATAGCAACTCTCAATGGCCTTAGCGCCGCCTAAACGCTCAAGCTCCTTGTTAGTAGTCACAGTGACGCTATCGTCCCCACAAATTATCGATAACCAATTTCTGCCAATGCCATGGATTTTCATCTTCATGACAGCATTGAGTACCGAATCGGCCAAAGACGTGTCTGGCCAACCTGACTGCATTGTAAAGGGGACAGTGTACTTTGTTCCAAGCGAAGTCCTGCCTCGGGATCTCGCAGTACGCTTAAGATGCAGCCTGATTCTTGCAGGTAGGAGATTCTTGTAGAATTGATCCACAAAATGGAAGGGACCTTCCGTAATGTGTTCGTCGAAGCGGGATTCATCATCTTCCACCACCACGACCCACTCTCCAGCACCACACATGGACTCGATCGTGTTCAAACAATCCGAGTATGCTTGACCAATGTCAACAGCATTCATACCACATGTGTAGATTATGTGATCACCAGCTTTAACACTTCCCTGCATGTTGTGCTTGCTGGGCTTAAAGGCACTTCTAAATTTCTTTGCTAGTCTCCTCAAGTACGGGCCAACTGCAACTGTTAGCTCAGGGGGACATCCTTGGATCATGCGTGGATCTTTATGTTTATCCAGTGCCAATTCATCACGCATGACAAGTTCCTGCTTTATGAAACTCTTTGCTTTCTTTGGGTCTTTAAGTTCGTATCCATCATCTTTCAGTTTCTTCAAGTCACGTTGTTTATGAGGTGGGAATGTCTGAACCCAATCGTCGAATTCCATGGGATGTGTAGGTCTCCTAATTTTCAAAGTCATGTAATCGGCCATCTCATACGTCAACATAACCCACTCAGCCAACACTTCGGACTTGCGCCCATGTTGAGGAAGTAACTTACCAACACGACCTTCAAGTGAAATTATCTCATTGTGTACACAATTACGATAAACGTCCGAGTAAATTCCCTCAACACTCCATAGTGCGCGGGCTCCAAACGTAACGTCACAGGGCTCTTCTTTCGCGTCTTGAGTTGCATTCCTCTGTTCTCGATAGGCTAATTGAGTGCGCGTTCTAACATGCGTCTGCTCACTAACGCACACTGAGTTGACTACATTGAGCTGCAAATCCATGTCCATCATGTACATGAAGACATTATGGGCCGTATGCGTCAAAAGTCGATTCCATGGGTCCAAAGTTGACAACAGTAGGTGTGAAACAACTCCATGTCCAAGTCGCACAGCAAACCGCCTCCATATCCACTTAGATCGTCTTGACTCAGCCATAAAGCTGTCAAAGGCTGCAAACATACAACAGGCTGCAACGTGCACAAAAGCAGCCTGCTTGATGAGATCGTAGTTGGGCCAAGTGTGCGTCTCCTCATATTTGCCAC